GCGGCGCATGCGTGCAGGGGTGGAGCTTCGGGTGGTGTTTGCTATTCAGGGCAGCACGAATGCTGCTGCACCTACTGCTGTGCGCGAGCGGTCGTTGGCTCGCTTCGATGTGTTGGAAGCCCTGCACAAGGCGTTGCTGTGGTGGAATGGCGGCGGACTGTTCAACCCCCTAAAACGCATCAGCTCCACGCCGGAGCGCAGAGCCGATGACTTGAAGGTGTATAGGGTGGTTTATGAAACGGAGTTCTTTGATTAGTGCCACTCGAAGCCGGGGAACTGCTTTGCCAGCTTCTGTGTTGTTGGGCGTTGCTCCAGGAGCGAGTGTAGCAGTTCGTCTTGGTCTACCAGTGCGTTTTGTATGGTGCGCTCGCCCACAAAGAATTCGTAGTCGGAGAGTATTTTCATGACGTCGTCGAAGCGGCGGCGTTTTATTTCCGTCCAGTAATAGTAGCGGGCTGCGATGGTGCGGTTGCGCTTTGCCAATCGGTCCTGCGGCGTGACTATCGTTGCATCACCATCGGGCAGTGTAAATACTCTACGGCGTATTTTTGTTTCGCGTTGTGCTACTTTGCCTAAATCAAAATTTAACATTAGTTGTTTCATACAACAAGGGTGGGCTTTGTATAGCACAAAGTTACAAAAAAAGTTGCTGAATATCAACTATTCAGCAACTTTCTTTATTGTGTGTATCATGGTGTTTTACGTTCACTATGCTTTTTTACTTATGGGTGAGGTTGAGTGCCGCCTCCAGCAGGTTTGTTGCCAGCGGGTTTCTTTGCTTTTGGTTCTACTCGTTCGTAGGTTACGCCTTCGAGTGTGAAGTATCGGGTAGATGGACGTAGTTTCACCATTGGCTTCTTTATGTCGCGTGTGGCGTTGAAGTCTTCTATGTGGTCTACGGCTTTCGACTTGAACGATGGCGATAGTGTGCCAATATCGCCAAAGTCTACACTTTCTCCGCTCTCTACGTGGCGTTTTGCCATTTCGGCTGCCAGGCGCAACACGGCTTCCACTTCGGCTCCTGTAAAGGTGGTGGCTCTGGCTACTTCTTCGCAGAATTTGCGGTGGGTTACTCGTTGTCGGTCGGTTGGGCGTGCTATAAACACCTTTTGCCCTTTCTTTGGTCCTACACTTAGTTTTTGCTCTCTAATTGTGAAATTCAAACATTTTGTCATAATTCTGTTGTTTTATTTTTGTTTTTGCCCCGTTGTTTTCCCTTTGCCTTGGGGCTTTTGTTTGTGGCTTTAGGGTGGTTGTTTTTTTATGTCTGTTGCCCGTGCGTTTTTATATCTATAGATCTACGCTTGTATATCTATAGATCTACGCTCGTACATCTATAGATATACGTTTGTGCATCTATAGATGGCTTGTGGCGTGGTGGTGGTCGTGCCTGGTGGTGGTATTTTTTGTTGGCTGTTTGTTTCATTGTTATTTACTTTGATTGAAAAGGCTTAGTTCGTCGCCTTTCTGATATACTATCTCCACCCACGACTTATCGGGATCATCGATGTCGCGCAGGGTGTCTGCATCTAATGGACCGAAGAAAAAGCCCTTATCGCCTTCCATATACTTTATGGGTGCTTTTATCAATTTAGCCCGTATGTGTATGTGGGAGCGACGGGGCACTTCGGGTTTGCCGGTAAGCCATTCGGGCTTGCCACAGGTGCAATTCCTGTAGACACCTTCCACTTGATAAATGCGCCCTTTGTAGCATTCTTCGTGCCCTACCCAGTGATACGTGAATTTATCGCCTACTTGTATCATATTTCATACCCGTTAGCTTTCTGTCATTCCCAATGGTATTTGCTTCCACGCCCCATTGTTATTGCGCACTTCGGCACGTATGAACTGCTTGCTCACTGTCGGCTGATAGCTTTCTTCAATGATGCGAACGCCCTCCAAAAAGCGTTCGTTGCCGTTATCCTCCGCTATCTTGCGCAGCTGAACAATGCGCGATGCCTTCAGCGTGCCCTGTGCGTTGCGTGCCAACAGGCGGAACACCATATTTACCAGTGCCTGCGTTTCGGTGTCTTTCGCCAGCGACGTTATGTACTCCTTTACGATGGCAATGCCGTCTTCCACAGTGTCGCGGTAGCCGTCGGTGGTGTATTGTCCTATCGTCAGGCGCATATTGCCGTCAGAAGTGGTAAAGGTGTGCGAGCGTTGGTCGGGATTCTTCGCCTTGAACAACTCTGCCTTTGTCGCTATGATGGCTTTAAAGTTGTCGATAACTTTTTGCTTTACCGTCTTAATATCGCACGATAGTTCCAGCAATATGGGTATGGCTGCTTCCACCTCATCGTCCACCATCTGCTTGTAGGTTTCACGGTCTGCCTTGGCTTTTGCCGCCTTAGCTTTCTTTTCTTCCTCTGCCTTGAATTGTGCGAAGCGTGCTTGCTCCTCGGCAGTCATTTCAACTTTTACTTTGTCCATTTTCTTTTTGTTTTTTGATGATTACTCTTATTTTTTTGTTTACCTGGTTAAGGTCTTCTATTGTTAGCTTTCTAAAAGGCTTGCCGGCTATTCGGGGGTTCTTGCAGAAAGCGTCTACGGTTGCCCAGTCGGTGGTGTCCAGCCCGTATATTTGCAGCTGGTGCAGCACTGCGCTGCGTGCCTTGCGCAATGCTATCTGCTTCAGGGCTACTTTGTTGTTGTTGTTCACCACCCGCTCCATATCGCGGCACATAACGTCGTACTCCCATTTTGATGTCTCTTTGAGCGACTTTGTGCGCCCCTGTGTGTATTGCCATACAAGCGTGTCCTTGTCGGCGTGGGGCAGCTGCTTCAGCAGCATGTAGAAGCGTGCATAATTTCTTTCTCCTGCCATGTTATTGTTTATTTATTACTTTGCTTATTCCAATATTCTGCCGCACGCTCTTCCCAAATGGTATAATAGCCACGGTTGCCAAAATATCGCCCTTTGCTTATTGCCCTGTAGCCCTCCACCCATATTTTTAGCGATGCACTATACATTGAGCTTACTGCTGTGCGACCTAATGGTTTAAGCCCTTCGGCTTGCGAAATAAATATTATCAATTTGTTATGGTGGCGTTTGCAAAAATCTTCGTATTGCCCTAACGATATGTGGGCATACTGAAAGCTATCCACCACCACAATATCGGGCGAACGACGTCGGTTAAGCCTGTCGTCAAGCTCTGCAAAGTTTTCGTTCAGCAGCACAAAGCGTCTGCCCACATCAGCCATTCCAACACGCACCAGGGCATTTTGCATGGTCAGGCTGCTGCCTTCCTCCAAGCTGTCGTAGGCTACTTTGCCATAGCGGGTAAGCTCTTTGCACAGCTGCAGCACAAAGGACGTCTTGCCGTTGCCAAGGTTTTTTAGATTTGAAAAAATATCAGGTAAAGAAGTTTCAGTAGTTGATCACAAATTATTTGTTTTACCAGAGGATTTACAAGGAAAGGGGATTTCCAAGACTCTTATGTCTGAAATGGTTAGTCTGTATAAATCATGTGGTATAAATTGTGTCTATATTCACGCTAACATTGATGTGGGAGGTTATTGTTGGGCGAGGTATGGAGCCATAGCAGAAAAAAAGATATGAATATCATTATAGATAATGCTTTGAATTCCAGTAAAATAAGTATCAAGGAAGCAGCAGAAGTAAAATCTATTATTGACAAGTATGATGAATTTGTACCGATGCAGAATTTAGCAAATCTGTCATTCGGAAAAAATGCTAATAGGGACTTCATGGCAAGGATATTTAGATTTGTCAAACATAGAGCAATTTGAATATCTCCGTAATTATTTACATATCGATTAATTTTTGTATATTTGCAGGATGGAAAAATTGAAAGAAGAGTTAACAACAAAGATGCACTCTGAGTTCAATGTAAGTATGGAGACAGAGATCAGGCACAGAGCTGGGTCTCTGTGGAGTGTTACTGGCTTTGATTGTGATAAAGCTACAATGAAAAAGTGGTGCATATCCTATGGGATAACGATTTCTCAAGCTATGAAATATAAAATGTATTGGCAGAAGTTGGCAGAACAGAACAAAGTAAGAAAAGAATAGTACAAAGTATATAAATAGGTGTGATTTGTAAGAAATTAACAAATCAATAGTCCGTTAAATTTTTAGTGTTTTCGAAGCTTTCGTGCTCAATCTCTATTACGCGCAGCGAATTATTGACGTGTTCGAGAAGAACCCGAACACGCCATTAAATAAAGAAAGGATAAATGATATATTTAGTTTCGCTGCTGACGCAGCATAATATTTAACGGACTATTGTACCTTTACAATATAAAATTAAATCACTATGGATTTAGTAAATTTATGTAGTAAGCTCAAAAAGGGAACAGTTTACCTTAAAGATGACTACGAAGATATTGTGTTAAGAATGGAATTTATTGATAATTCCACACATTGTTTTATCAAACGTAGAGGTCGCAAGGAGGTAGAGGTCAATTCAAAAGAAAAAGATATTTTTGAGTCAAAGATGTATGGCAATGAAATCAGTAAAGAAGAATATGATAAATTTAAATGAACTTCGAGAAAAGGCTACACAGATAGCCATTAAAGCTCATAAGGGGCAAGTAGACAAAGGAGGACACGACTATATCTATCATCCGTTAAGAGTTGAGGCGAAGTCTAATAGCTTCGAGGAAAAGATTGTCGCTTTACTGCATGATACTGTTGAGGACGGAGGTATCGCGGCTGAATATTTACTTATGCTTGGATTTCCGCAAAATATCGTTAATACGGTTCTTGCTGTTTCTCGCAGAGAAGGAGAAGATTATTTTGACTTCATTCAGCGATGTAAAGAAAACCCTATTGGGCGAGTTGTTAAGATTTGCGACCTCGAAGATAATATGGATATAACGAGATTAAATGAATTAACAGAGAAGGATATTAATTGATTAAAGAAGGTTCTTCAGTTAAATGGATAGATATATCTGATTAGTTATATATAAAAAAGCTGGTATTATGTATCTTTGTAGTGACCAAACTTCAAGAACATGAATACCAGCATAATGCAAAACGCCTTAGGCGTCTTCCAACAAGATTGTCAGAAACTGCGCTACGAAGATAATAACTTAGTTTTAGAAATCCAAACTCCAAAGGAAAAACTTTGTTGTCCTGTATGTGGAAGTCATAATATCAATCGTAACGGCAGCCATATTCGTCGCTTTGTAAGTGTTCCAATTGGTCTGAGCAAGACCTATCTAGACATGCGTGTACATCGTATTCAATGTCACGACTGCGGCTGTATTAAACAAGAAGACATCGATTTTGCGAAAGGAAAACGTCGGCATACAATAGCTTTTGCAAATATGGTGCTTGACCTGTCTCGCTTTGCAACAATTCAAGATATATCATGTTTCCTACAGGTATCCTGGGATGTCGTACGTAATATACAGATGGAGTTTCTACAGTCAAAATACTCTAACCCCGACCTTTCCATGTTAAGACGTATTTCCATTGATGAGTTCGCCACTCATAAAGGGCATGTATACAAGACCATAGTTGTAGATTTGGATAATGGGCATATTGTTTATGTCGGTGATGGTAATGGCAAGTATGCTCTTGATGGATTCTGGGAACGTCTCGGTAAAGACAAAGAGCATATACAAGCAGTGTGTACAGACCTTTCTGCAGCATATACAAGAGCTGTGAGTGAGCACCTTCCCAATGCAGCACTTGTGGTAGACCACTTTCATGTAACCAAGCTTATGAACGAAAAGGTGGACTTGCTAAGGAGACAGTTATGGCATGAGGAAAAGGACATCAACAAGCGTAAAGTAATCAAAGGAACACGTTGGTTTTTACTCAAAAATGGAAATGATATTTTTGATTATGCACACAGAAATAGACTGGAGAATGCCTTAAGCCTAAACCGTCCGCTGATGATTGCCTATTATCTCAAAGAAGATCTTAAGGAAATATGGAACCAGTGTAGTAAGCAAAAAGCTAAAGATCTGTTGGATGAATGGGTAAAGCAAGCTATAGAATCTAAAATACAGCCATTGGTGAAAATGGCTTCAACTATTAGAGCATACAAGACATACATATTAGCATGGTACGACCATTGTATAACAAATGGAACAATTGAAGGCATTAACAATAAAATAAAGGTTCTGAAAAGACAGATATACGGATTCAGAAATGAGGAATACTTCACATTAAGACTATATGCATTGCATGATAGGCATCTACGCATTTAACGGAAGACCTCGTTTTTTTATTATTCTGAGTTAAAAAGATATGACGCACAAAAAGTTTTATCGGACACCAATAATAAATAATGCTTTCTGTTCATTCACTAATTAGTCCTCCCTTATAAACCTAATATTCCTCTGATTCATAGTATATTATGCTGCAAATTATTTGCAAATATCTGCAAGTTTTTATTCCTTTACACTATAATTCTTGCAGATATTTATGCTTAAACATACATCTAAACAGCTCTCTATGTTCTCTTCTTTAGAGGATATGCTTAGCCATGAACATCTCCTTTTCCAACTTAGTAATAAGATTAATTGGGAATGTTTTGAAAATGCTTTCTCTCCTTTGTATTGCAGCACTAACGGTCGCCCTGCTCATCCTATTCGCTTGATGTGTGGTCTTTTAATTTTAAAACATCTGCGCAATGTGTCAGATGAAATGGTAGTTTCTCAATGGAGTGAGAATGCTTACTACCAATACTTCTGTGGTGGACTTGAATTTATGCCCAAACAACCCTGTGACGCTTCCGAGTTAGTTCACTTCAGAAATCGTATAGGCGAGGAAGGTATGGAGTTAATATTAGCAGAAAGTATCCGCGTTAATACCGACCATGATGACGAAGATCATTTTGATACTGCTTTCATTGATTCTACTGTACAGGAGAAGAATATAACCTATCCTACAGATGCGAAGTTGCATAAAAAGATAATCAAAAACGTTCTGAAGATAGTTCATGACAAG